ACAAGATATCAAAAGCCATAATATAAACTTATCTGAATGGTTAAAAGATAGGCACAATAATATAATGCCTTTCTTAAGTTATGCGTATTCAGAGATAGAAAAAACGAAACGATACCTTGAACAAAGAAATATTAAATATCTAATGTATTGGATAGGTGGCACAAAAGAAGACTTTACAAGTTTTGTAGATCAGAAGTATAAAAAACTATATAATAACAAACGTTTTATACCTATGACTACATATACAGGAACAAAAGCATCGAACGAATGGTCTGAAAAACCTTTTATGAATCACCCAGATGCAATAGGACATAAACGTATAGCAGACTATCTTTTTGATTGGGTAGTAAATAATAATCTACATAAAACATCAGATATTATACAGTTAGGCAACTAAATACTAATATGGCTAGAGGAACAGCAGATACCAGTTTAATTAAGCAAGGCTTTAAAAAAGTTCCTATGTCTGCAGAACAGTTAAAGGACTTTGAAGACTGCTGTAATGAAGAAACAGGTGCTATGCATTTTATGACACAGCACATGAAAATACAGCATCCTACTAAAGGCGGTATAAAGTTTGAACCTTTTGACTATCAAAAAGGATTAGTCCAAAATTACAACCAATATAGATACAGTATAAACATGCTGGGTAGACAGATGGGTAAAACCACTGTGGCGGCAGGATATTTGTTGTGGTATGCTATGTTTAAGCCTGACAGCACAATATTAGTTGCGGCACACAAACAAGCAGGTGCCAGTGAAATTATGCAACGTATTAGATATGCATACGAAAGTGTCCCTAATCATATACGAGCCGGTGTAACAGAATACAACAAAGGCTCTCTAACAATGGATAACGGTAGTAGAATAATAAGTGCTACAACAACTGAAAATACTGGTAGGGGTATGTCACTTTCGTTGGTATACTTAGACGAGTTTGCATTTGTGCCAAATAGAATAGCCAAAGAATTTTGGACCTCACTATCACCAACATTAGCAACAGGTGGTAAATGTATTATTACAAGCACACCAAATAGTGATGATGATACGTTTGCCATGATCTGGAATCAAGCGAACAAACTGTTTGACGAACATGGCAACGAACAAGAAGTAGGAGTCAACGGGTTTAAACCAATGATTGCTAAATGGGACGAGCATCCAGATAGAGATCCTGGTTGGGCAACAGAAGAACGTGGTAGGATAGGAGAAGAACGTTTTAGACGTGAACACGAATGCGAATTTATTATATACGATGAAACTCTTATCGATTCTTTAAAACTTTTAGAAATAAAAGGTGTTGAACCAAGTCTTAGAATGGGACAAACACGATGGTATAAACAACCAGATCCAAACTCAATGTTTGTTGTAGCATTAGATCCTAGTTCGGGAACGGGTGGCGATAATGCGGCTATACAAGTATTAGAACTTTCAACAATGACACAGATAGCAGAGTGGTGTCATAATAAGACACCTATAGAAGGACAAATGAAAGCAATGCTAGATATACTAATGTATCTTAAAGAATGTAAATGCGATCAATTATATTGGTCTGTAGAAAACAATAGTATTGGCGAAGCGGCACTTGTTGTTATTAGAGACACAGGTGAAGAAACATTTCCAGGTGATTTTTTACATGAGCCTAAACGAATACAAGGTAAGAAAGGACGCAAAGGTTTTCATACCACACATAAAAGCAAAATGGAAGGTTGTTTATTTCTAAAAAGATTAGTAGAACAAGATAAGATTAAACTTAAAAGTAAAATGCTTGTATCAGAACTTAAAAACTTTGTATCAAGAGCAAACAGTTTTGCCGCTAAACCAGGCGAATACGATGACTTAGTAATGTCTTTAGTTATTGCTGTTAGAATGATTCAATATATAGGCACATTTGAAGAACAAGTTTATGATCAAATAAACAGTGGTTTAGGCCCTGGATTTAGCGAAGATGATTATGATGATGCCGATGGTCCGATGCCAGTTGGGATAATTTAGATAAATAGTTGTATGGCAACTAATAAAAAACAAGTTTCAGAAAAAATATTTAACCTTATGAAAGGTTTTGGCTTTGAAGTTAAAACATTTGACGTCGAAGGCAACAACGAAATCAACCCGCAAGAAAGCACAAGATTTGTTGTTGATGAACCAAATATACTAGTTAGATTGGATTTAAATAAAAATTCAGTTATTTTAAATACAAGCGAAGATCTAACAGATCATAAAATTAGACCAATGTTAAAAGAGTTAAGTAAAGATTACTTAATGAACTTTGACTATAATGTGTTTGGTAAAAGATTAAAAGCAAAAGGTGAATTACAAGATGCAGAAAAAAATTCGGAGAAAGATATGGCAGAAGTTATGGAGGCTAGTCTAGGTAAACTGTCAGGTTCAACTAAAACAAGTTATCAACCTTTAGAGAACGTAAAGATAGTATTAAAGCATAAAAAAGCAGTAGACGAAGAAGTAAGAGGCTCTCGTAGTAGGAATATACAAAATGTATTCATACAACGTGGCGACGAAAGATTTAAACTACCTGAAAACAATTTAGCAATGGCTAGAGCAATGGCTCGTCATGTTCAACAAGGTGGCGAAGTATATGATAGCATTGGTGAATCTATAATTAACATGGCACAAGACTTAACCAAGTTGCGTGAATTTATTGTTTATGTAAGAAGATCTAATATCGTTAACGAAGCAAATGCAGAATATGTAGATCTAGCAATAGAAAACATTAATAACATTAGAGAAACATTTAAAAAGTTACAAGGTGCAAAAACATACGCAACAGCAGTTGAAAGTATTTCATCACAAGAAAAATTTAATTTAGAAGAAGATGACTCCGACATCCAATCTTTGTTCACTGAAACACATTTTGATAGTAAAGTTGCAAACGTAATGGATAACTTACGAACATTAAATTTAAAAAGAAAAGCATTTGAATCACACATTATTAAAGCAATTAAAAATGAAAACTTTAATAATGCAGTTGACATGCTTAAAGAAACAGAATTATTACAGTTTGATACACCTCATGCCAAATTAGGGCATCAGGTTAGTCAATTAGGCTTCAGTGCTAGAGACGAAAGGTTAGGTGGTTACTTACGTGACTGCGGTAAACGTCTTAGTAGTGGAGGCAGAATGAGCAATTTTGATTACACAGCAATCAAAAGTTCATTATTAAGTGCAGGCAACGGACCTGCTGTGCAAAGCGAACCAATAACTCATATGGAATCATTTGAGAAGTATATGGACCGTTTTTCAGTAGATTTTTAATAGCATTTAATAAATAAAGTTGTAATTTAAAAATTGTCCTAGGACAATCAGAAAGTTACATTATTGTAATTTTGGTAATTTATTTACAAAAATAGGTTGACAAGATTACATTTTGGCATTAATATAAGAAAGTAATATAAAAATATTACGCACATGGCATACATTATAGGAGAAACATCATGGCATCTTTAGCAGAAATCAGAGCAAAACTACAATCAATGGAATCAAAACCTGGTAGTTCACCCGCTCAAAGCGATAAAGCAATATACCCTTTTTGGAACATCGACGAAGGAACAAGCACCGTTCTTAGGTTCTTACCTGACTCAGATCCAAACAACACGTTCTTTTGGGTAGAACGACAAATGATCAGACTTACATTCCCAGGAGTGGCTGGCGGAGAACAGAAACCTGTTACCGTTCAAGTTCCTTGCATGGAAATGTGGGGTGATACATGCCCTGTATTGACTGAGGTTCGTCCTTGGTTTAAAGACGCAAGTCTTGAAGATATGGGTAGAAAGTATTGGAAAAAACGTTCATACATTTTCCAAGGCTTTGTAAACGAAAATCCCCTCAACGAAGATTCACCAGAGAATCCAATTAGACGTTTCGTCATTGGGCCTCAAATCTTTAACATTATTAAATCAGCATTGATGGACCCAGAAATGGAAAACCTTCCAACTGATTATGTAGCAGGAACAGATTTCCGTTTATCAAAAACCACTAAAGGTCAATACGCAGATTATTCTACAAGTAAATGGGCAAGGAAAGAAAGTTCACTTACTGAGGAAAACTTAGCGGCAATTGATACACATGGACTATTTAATCTGAATGATTTCCTACCTGCTAAACCAACAGCAGAAGGCGTTCAAGCAATAGCAGAAATGTTCCAAGCATCAGTAGATGGGGAGTTATATGACCCAGCAAAATGGGGTAACTTTTACAAACCCTATGGACTTGATGTTGGAACCAGCAC